AGTGGAAATGCACGAACAAACCTAACGCTGCGTGATATGTTATTATGATTTGTTAAAAAATGCAACGTAATGTCATAGCTTTGTAAAACGTCCTGTGTTGTGTTTATACGAATCCAATTTAGTAGCTCTTGATATGATTCCAACCGCTCATCAATGGCAACACGCACTGTTAATGGGTCATACGTGAGTTTGTCGCCAGGTACAAACCCGGCTTGGTTACGAAAGGGGGTGCTTACTTCCGCTAGCGATATGCTAGGAAAACTTGCAGATACCGCAAAATACTGTGTGTATTTAAAGTCTACTGAGTTGTGTATAGACAACTTAAAGCCAGTCAGCGATAACAAATTTGAATCTATCATACAAGTATTTATGCAAAAAAAGAGGCTACCGTTTCGGGTAGCCTCTAAATTAGTTGTTATTACAATAGTTTACACTCCGCCGTCAAGTCCAGTAACCGTAAACTTACGGAAGTATGGGTTTGCGCCGTCAGTACCAGTAGTGCCAGCACCACCAAGACCAGCACCACCAGCAAACGGGTTAGCAACAAGACCATAACGAGTCTTGAAACCAATCTTTGGTTGGAAGCTGTTAGGATCAACCGCACGAACCATTGTCAATGGCACATATGGGCAATAGAACATGCCGGCATCATATGCATTGGTACCGCGATAACCAACAGTTACAATATCAGTTGTCGCAAACGGATCAATAAACACCTTGAGGCGTCCGTTAATGATTCCAGCAAATACGTTACCAGTGTCATCTACATTGAGGTTAGTTGCAAGAGCTGGTGCATAGTCAAGCACACCAGCAGCAGCAAGAGCGCTTGCAACATTGCTGGAGCAAAGAATAAAGTTACCTTTGCCACGACGTGTTGCTTTAGCAATTGCGTTTGCTTCAATCTCGATTTGAAAAAGAAGTGCTTTAAATTTCTCAACCATCCAACGACCATCGCCATCGGAGTCAAGGTCATAGGTGCCGTCAGTTGCTGTTGCACTGCCAGTGGCTCCTTGAATAGCTTTTAAATTAATCGTTTGGATAAGCTCACGGTTAATTTCAGCAAGAATTTCAACAGACAAGATATTAGCAAGTTCTGCTTCGGCATCAAGACCATGAACGGCCTTAAGGTCTTGCGCAAGTTCCATTGTGTATTCTGCTTTAAGAGCACGGGTCTGAGCAGTAACTGTTGCTTTTTCAACAGTGAATCCCATTTGACCAAAACCGCCGCCAGCAACAGTGCGACCTGTCGAGTGCTCAGAGTCGTTTGCGAGCGCTTCGCCTTGTTCGGTTGTAACTTTACCAGAGAACGCGGTATCTGGTTCATTGAATAGCGCTTCGTCGCCATTTCCCATAACACCTTGGTTATTAAGCTTTTGATAAGTGCTCTTCATCGCAAAGATCAAGCCGGTTGGCATGGTCATTGGTTGAACACCAGCAATGTCATAAGCGACAATATTTGGCATTGCACGACGAACGAGGCTAATAAGGACTGGATCCCAATTTGCAGCAGCAGCAACGCCGTTGCCTTCCGATAGAAATGAAGCCGCGCCGTTTTCTTCACGGAGTGCCTTTTCTTGATTTTCAAGGAGAACCGCAGTAATTGACTTACGATAGTTGTCCTTGAATACAGGTGCGTCTTTGGCTTCCAAGATTGGAGCCCACTTTTTTTCGAGTTGTTCTGAATTAAACATAATAGTATTTTTTCTTTGTTGTTGTTTTTTGTTTGTGGTTGGAACCTTTATTGTTGTCTCGTAACCGTAGCTTCTGTTGCCTTGTTTAGGCGAGATAGAGCGGTCAAGTATTTTTGCATCGCGGGCGAAATATTTTCTTCCGTGATCGTTTCATTTTCTACAATTGTTTCGGTTGTAGTAATAGTGTCTTCTGAATCGGTTAATTCGTTAAGAGTTTCTGCTTCTAAGATACCTTTAAGATAAAATTCCTTAATGGTACTTACTTTCTTACGGAAAGAATTTTCCGAGGAAAATTCAATGTCTTCCACAAGTGATTTTAACTTTGCAGCCTGAGTATCAGCGAGGTCGCTTGATGCATCAGCCAGAATAGTTTCACGAGTAAGTGATTTAACATGCTCAGATAGGGTTGTAACAAGCTCAGATGAGACTGCGGCTTCAGTTTGAAGTGCTGAAATTTTTTCTTCCATTTCAGCGACAAGATCATTCTTAGCCTCTGGAACTTCAATATAGTTTTCAACAAATACAGCCTTAAGCGATCGTATAAAGTTTTCAGCAATCTCGGTGCGCAAACTAGACTCAATTGCAACCGTATTCTCAACTACCCAGCTTTCAACTACATAGGTAAGATAGTTATCAATTTTATCAATAAACGTTTCTTTGATGCTTTCAACTTCTTCAATAAGCGTAACCGCATAGCTTTCTTTAAGAGTTTCTTCAATTTCTTTGATTTTGCTCTTTAAAGTAGTTTCAAAAATAAGCGTTGCTTTTTCTTTAAACTCCTCGGTTAGCCCTTCTTCGCTTTCAACCAAACGAGTAATGTCGCTTGAGTCAACTGTGATTTCAGATTGGGTGTCTTCTTTCATATCTTCATCGCGATCATTTGAGGCTTCTTCAAGTTGGGTGTCTTCTTCTATATCTTCGCCGAGTCCGCTAGTAAGCATACCAACTGCTACGCCATAGTCACCTTTGGCTTTGTTAAGTATGCCTTCCGCTGCTTTAATCGCTTTGTCTTCATCATAGTTATCACCATGTGCAGCTTTCAGTATTGCCTTTGAGTATTCCATAAACTCCTTATCAGAAGATACTTCTTCCTCAGACATTTTCTTTTTATAAGCTTCTTCCATGCCGTACATTGGTTTGATTGCTGGATATTGTTGTTCGGCCTCAGCCGCATCTTCATGACTAGCAATAACTTCTCTACGAACTAAGTTCCAAGGACCAGTCAATGTTAATGCAATTCCGTCGTTATGATTTTTTGAATTATTAACAACTGTAACCTTAATACCAGATTTTGTCAATCTTGCAATGTGTTTTGTAAGCCATTCGCCCTCTTGATAACCGGCATCACCAGCCACTGCTTTAACAGTTATTGTGCGATCTTTATTAATCATAGTCTTCTTCTTTGGGACATCAGCTTCTTCCATGTCATCAGTGTCTTCCATATCTTTTTCCGCTTCTTCCTCTTCCTTCTTAACCTTAGCTTCAGTGATCTCGGTTGATTCCTGATCAAGCTCTAAGTTTTCATCGAGAGAAAGTAAGGTTACGTCGTTGATGTCTTCAATGACATCTTCAATTATTGTTTCTGTGTTATAATTTTCCATATTACTTTTTTTTCTTTAATGTTAGAGTTTGGAGAGGAAATCAGACCAGACATTTAACTGTGTCTCTACGAGACGAGCAGCTGAAGACTTTTTGATTTCTGTCTCATAATTTTCAATTTGTTGTGCTTTTAATAAACCATTGTCCCAGATCCATTCAACACCTTCCATAATTCCGTTTACAAAAGCAGACGGCGCACTTGGGTCTTGAACAATATCAACTGTTGATAACACAAAGTCATCATTAACAAAGGCTTGGCCATTTTTATTCACAACGGTTCCCATACCACGACTAGATACGCCTAACTGACAACCACCCTCTAAAAGTCCTTTCACTATTTTGCCCATCGGTGTGTCAAGTATCAGCGCTTTTCCAACAACATTATTACCGTTCCATTTCAGTTCGGTAATACGATGCGAAACTTTATCAAGGTTAATTGTAGGGCCGTCTGGGTGATTAAGTTCACCAACTGCACGTCCCTTATTAACATATTCTGCAGTATATTTGCCTACTGCACTTTCTAAAACTTTTCTAGGGTAAATACGATGATTACGATTTACCTGCTCAGCCTGCATAAAGATGCCATCAATGATGAATCTCTTTTCACCATTTTCAGCTGATTCTGAAATATATCTGAGGTCTTCAGAATGTTCTGTTATTAACTTCATGTAGATATTAAGTTATTTATACAAAATCACATTTTATCAAGCGCGGTGTTTGATGGTGCGTCATAAATGCTAGCACTCAGTTCAACTCGCTTAATATCAAGTACTGTACGTACCTTATCACGTATCAAGGCATCAAAGCATGATTCAGAAGTAGCTGTATCATTTGAAATAATGCTGTCAATAAACTCTTTTGTTTTATTCATACTTTAACTATTTATACAATTTTGCACTTCAACTCTGCATTTAAAAAATATTTTTTGCGCCATTTTAGTTTAATGGGGTCACGCTGTATAGATTACTTTCATTGCTTGGAGGCTGGCCCTCATCAGGGGCCTCATCAGGGGCCTCGTCGCCAGCGCTAGAGTCGTCTTCTTTTGGCACTTCTGCAGTCATTTCATCCGACATGCGCTCAATATCATCAGTCGATTGATTTAATATATTGCTTCTCACCCAAGCTTCGCTGTAATATTTGCCAATATGAGAACTTATAGTATCTAGCATCGCAATGCGCTCTTTCATAATTTCAAAGTCCTTTAACTCTGAAAAATAGTTGTCTTCAACAAAGTCAATTGATATGCCTTCACGTATAATTGCCCAATCGTCCATTGTGCATACTCCCCTTAAGACAAGTTGAACTCTAAGCAATTCAATAAACAGCAATGAAAACTTTTTACGCAAGCGGTTAATAAACTTTTGAAACTTAACTTCCTCTCGTGATATTTCACTAGCACGGCCAATATTAAACCCAGTCTCTCCTTCCAGTCTGCTGACCGGAACATTTAATGACCGATATAATTTCTTTTGGAAAAATAATACATCATCAATTTGCCCGAGATTGTCGCCGCCCGGCAGTGTGGTAATTTCAGTGCCACGACCGCCTTCACGACGAGGCAACCAAAAGTCTTCAAGCATACTCATACTTTTGCGGTCATCTCGAATTTCACCAGTATTTGCATCATACACAAGCTTGTTGCGATACTTTGCCATAATGCCCTGAACATACTCTTCCGCCTTGCCCTTTGGCAGGTTGCCAGTATCAATATAGAAAATACGACGTTCAGGAGCGCGCGATATGCGATAAATTACCAGCGCATCTTCCATCATACGAAGCTGGTTTACAAGCTTTACACTCTTGTGTAGACATGACACTGAAAATCTGTTTGTATCATCAAGTATGCCAGACGAAACATAGGCGACACTATTTGGATCAATTTTAAACCCAGACTGGTTTGCAAAATCATCAGAATACAAATAATATTCTTTAGTTATTTCACTAGTTTTTACGCCAGTGGATTGGTCTAGTTTTGTTGTAATCTCTTTAACCTTTTTAATCTTTATTGGATCAACCGCCCGCAGCTCCTTAATTCCTTCTTTTGATTTTTTAGGATCAATCAATATATGATAATAGAGTTTTCCGTCAATATACCATTTTCTAAATATGTCAGACCCGGCATAATTAAAGGACAACAACTTACATATAACATTAAACTCTTCAACTATTTTCTTTTTAATGCTTTCAGGCTGGTCTAATGCATCGAGTATAATATTCACTGGACTGCTGTCAGTGTCAGACACAATCGCGCTATTAACAATGTCAGATATTGCTGAGTCGCATTCAGGCTGAGTTGCAGCTGCACGACATTTCATTATAAGATCTTTTTCGTCAATTAACGATGACCCATCAATATCAAGTACCTGACCATAATAGCCGGAAGACGCTGCCGAAGATGCTGATACAGAAATAGCGTCGT